TATATACTTAAACCAAAAGGTTTAGTAAAATATGTAATGCCTTGCTCATTTACTCATAATGAGAATACTGAACAGTTTAGAGAGTTTGCTAAGAAGAATTTAAATATACACAGTATAGAGATATTACCTGATGATGTATTTGAAGGTATTATGATTAGAACTTGTATCTTTATCGCAAGTAAAGAAGAACAGAAAGGAGATATAGAAATTAAAAGAATGTGGAACTGCAAAATTTATAGTACGAGAACTTACTATAATAATTACAACGAGATTCCTTTATTTATTGGTGATATAAGTAAAGGAATCTACGAGAAAGTTATGCAACTACCCACTAGACCAATTGCATACAAAGGGTGGAATGGTGTTGATAGTTATGCAAAGTTTTCATCAAAAGACCCAAATCAATATGAATATCAGTATGTTGATGGTATGAAAAAAGATACGCTAATAATTCACTCAACAAAATACCCAGATAAAGTAAAGGCTAGTGTGAATAAAAAGAGAAATAATGTGGGAAATTATGATAGATTTCATCACAAAAAGTTATTAATTAATGAAGTAATGTTCAATTCTTTTGAAGTCAAAAATCATATTAAATATTTCATTAAAGATGAGTTAGGTAGGTATGGTTCATCTCCTAAACATACAGTCATAGTCTTTGATAAGGAGAATATTAATGATTATATTATTGATCTTAGTTCAAAGTTAACACAACTCATGTTAACAATTATCAAAGATTATAATCATAATGATTCAAAATTATTCAGATACTTACCATATGGTATATCCAAGATTAAACTAAGTGAAGAGGAACAAAAGTTTGTCGATCAGTTTAATGAAACCCCAACTGATAGAATATACCAGTTGAGCTAGTGTCACATAGTATAATGACAATAACCTACACAATGCTATAATGAATATATCAAAAGAAAATCTATGCAACTAAGACCACACCAACTTGAAGCACTTGATAAAATGAACACCAAAAGATTAGGACAGGTTATTGTTCCTACTGGTGGTGGTAAGACAATGTGTATGATAGAGGATGCTAAGAAAAGATTTACACAGAGTAGTTTACCACAGACTATTGTTGTAGTTGCACCTCGCATCTTACTTGCAAATCAGTTATCAGCAGAGTTCTTAGAGTTCATTACAGATGTAGATGTCATTCATGTTCATAGTGGAGAGATACATCACAAGAGTACAACAAAGGCAGATGAGTTAGAGTATTGGGTTAACAACAGTACAGAGAACTTACTTATATTCACTACATATCATTCTCTACATAGAGTAGAAGAGACAGGTATTGAAGTCGATACTATCTACTTTGACGAAGCACACAACTCAGTACAGAAGAACTTTTACCCTGCTACTGATTACTTCTCAAGAAATGCAGATAGGTGCTACTTCTTTACAGCAACACCAAAGCACTCTCGCACCACAGAGAAAGCAGGTATGAACCATACTAAAACTTATGGTAATGTGATATGCCAAATCCCTGCACCTAAGTTAGTCAAGCAAGGTTACATTCTACCACCAAAGGTTCAAGTATATAAGTCAAGAATACTCAAGAAAGATGAGTTAGTTGCTGATAGAGATAATGAGCAAATGATTGATGCTATTGACAATCTTGACAAAGACAAAGTATTAATATGTGCCAAGTCAACCAGACAGATTGTTGCACTTACATCACAGACAGACTTTGTTAAGCAACTTGCAGTTCGTGGTTACTCTTATATGTACATCACATCAAAGACAGGTGCGGTTATTGACGGAGAGAAGGTTGACAGAGAGACATTCTTTGATACACTTAACAAGTGGGGTAGAAATGGTAAGAAGTTTGTTGTACTTCATCACAGCATACTCTCAGAGGGTATCAATGTCAATGGACTTGAAGCAGTATTGTTTATGAGATCAATGGATTATATAGGTATCTCACAGACAATCGGTAGAGTTATTCGTAAGGGTAATGCAGACAAAGTATTCGGACTTGTATGTATTCCTGTTTACTCTAATGTAGGTATTTCTACAGCAAGAAAGGTCGAAGCAGTTGTTGACACTATATTCAACAAAGGCGAAGCAGCAACATCAATCGTAAACTCATGAAAACAGACACATTATTCAGAATATACAAAGTGGTTAAGGTAAAACCTACACCAAAATATAAACCAGTTAGAACTCACTATAACATACACACATACGGATGAAGGACACAATACTATTTGGAGATTGTCGAGAGACCCTATCAGCATTTCTACCACAGAGTGCAAGAATGTGTGTGACATCCCCACCTTATTACGGACTTAGGGATTATGGTGGAGAGGAGCAACAAATAGGACAGGAACAAACACCCGAAGAGTTTGTAGATCAACTTGTATCTGTATTCAGAGAGGTACGAAATGTATTAACTGATGATGGAACTTGTTGGGTAAACATAGGGGATAGTTATTACAATTATAGACCTGGTAAAGGTCAATCATATCCGAAACAATCTGTATCTAAAACAAAACAAGACCTACCAGATAAATGTAACAAACGTGGGAATAAATTACAGGGATTAAAGGAAAAAGATTTAATCGGTATTCCTTGGTTATTTGCTTTTGCTATGCGAAAAGACGGATGGTATTTAAGACAAGATATTATATGGCATAAACCAAATCCAATGCCAGAAAGTGTAAAGGATAGATGTACAAAGGCACATGAGTATATCTTTCTATTCAGTAAGAATAAGAAATACTTTTATGATAATGAAGCAATTAAAGAACCAGCGACAGATTGGGGAACTAGAGATAGAAGTAAAGGTAAGTATAAAGTCAATGATTATGGTCAAACCCCACACTCAGGTTTAACAAAGAGTTATTTAACTAAGAATAAGAGATCGGTATGGAGTGTAACTAAGAAACCATACAAAGAAGCACATTTTGCTACTTATCCACCTGACTTAATCGAACCTTGCATTAAAGCAGGGAGTGAAGTGGGGGATACAATTATTGACCCATTCATGGGTAGTGGTACAAGTGCGATGGTTGCAAAGTCATTAGGTAGATATTATCTTGGATGTGAACTCAATGAAGACTATGGTAACTTAATTAAGAAAAGAATACAAGATTATCATCCAGTTCAAGAAGTGTCACAAGAACCTTGCATAAACATCTTAGATATTATATAATAATAGTATAAACAAAGGAGAACCACCAATGAGAGTCAAAGTAGAACTTATAGTTGCAGGTCAAGTTTTTACTGAAGAAGTAAGAGCAGTTGACTATCAAGAAGCAAGACAGGTAGCACTTGCCAGAAATCCTAATGCCAGAATTATTAGTGTAAATGCTGTATTTTAATGGCAAGAAAGAAAAACTTTCAAACTGCTTGCCCTACTACATTTCCATCTCTATTAGACCCTAAAGTCGGACAACCGAGTGGATATGTCACTAAAGATGGTGTATGGGCAGCAGTTCCGTCAAATGGAAGAAAGTTTGCCATTGTTCATAATGGTATCATCGAACACTTCTCAAAGAATTTTGAATGTGCTATGATATACATAAAAAAAGGTATTCAAAAGGAGAAGAAAGATGCACGATCAAAACTCAATCGACAAAAATGAGACACCCTCTATGAAATATGATAGAGCATTGTCTTTATTCACAGAGTCAGTAATGAAACCAGACCACGATTTGCGTGGATGCGCCCATAATCAGGGGTGCTATGATGAGTTACTGGAAATTAGAGAACACGTTTTAAAGTATCTTAAAACATTAAAGGAAGTCACACATCATACAAATGCAGACGAGAGTGATGAAATTGAAACAGAAAAACTAGCAGAAACAAAAGCATTATCAAAGTGGCGTTAAATGAGTGATGTACATTATGTAAAACATAGAGTATTTCGAGAAACAAATGATGTAATATTCTATGACATATCGGTTGAAGACTCTAATGCTTCAGACCTCGTAGTTCATACTGGTGCAGCAATATCCCCACCAGATGATATAGTTGGTGCAAAGCAGTTTTATATTCACAAATACCAGATAGATCACAACAGAGTTGTATCAGGAGAGAGGACATTTGAACTGGTAAACTTTGATTGGAAATATCCATATCATATTGTACACTTGAGCAGACAGAGTGGTGCTTTGATGATTCCAACACATACTTATCATAGATCAGTATCAGGAGATACAGGTTCAATCGTAATCAATCAGGCAGTAAGAAAAGAGGGATTTGATGCTAAGTATGAATTTATACCAGTATCGGCAGCAAGTGATAATAGATTGTATGAAACACTACTAAATGAGAAACCAGTTATCCACAAGTTAGGGGACTAGGCATAAATTTTTGTTACTAAGTATCATCAAATACAGACCTTACTTGTCTAAATAATTTCAGTAGAACGGAGAACACAAATGCTCTAAATCCCTTTTTGTTATCATCACTAAATTGTTTTTTACAGGGTTCAATCATGCACAACTTAATTTCATATAACCAGTTAGCGGGATCGAAAATAGATCCGCATAACGATTTAATCACAGAGTATTACGAGTGCCTGATTGAATGTGACGAAAATCAACACATTTGCAAACGTATCTGTAAGGAGGTATTAGTTTATTAAGTAAACATCGCAGGGTAAACAAATGTTCAAGTATTTCAGACCACCTTAAAATAAATTCATAACCCTTGACTTTTTGAGTCAGGGGTTTTATAATAGGAGAAAAGAAAAAGTTATGAAGGTTGACAGACACCACGACCCAGTTATCGAATTAGAATCTAGATTACTAAGTGAGTTAGATTTTATTGCACAACAACTACGAGGTAAAATTACACAGAGTGTGTATGCGAATAGTGAAGGAAAACAATCGAAAGTAATTACGATTGAATATGATGTACGAGATAAAAATGAAGATACTATTTAAGGTACGAGAATTTGCGTGGGAAGTTGCGTCTTTAATCGAGGATGTATTATATCCTTATAATAATCGTTTGACCCCAGAGGAAAAGTACGAGCATGAAATGTTAGACCCTATTACAGGGGAGATTGAAATGGTCGAGAACTTAATACAAAGTCAAAACCAGAGGATTGAGAGACTACAAGATGAAATGATTACTGTAATGAACAGATTACATGAGATTGAACAGGGTAGCAAGAGTATAAATACTTATTCGCAAGACAAATCTAATCAATTCAATCCAAATGAACAACAAAAAAGCAGCGAAAGTATTAATCAAACGAGCAAAACTGAACCCTAGATTTTATAGTTCAGCAGAGATTCTATATGCTAAAAAATTAAGACAAAACCTAAAGAATGAAGAACAACACCTCATTGAAGATCAATCAAAATAAAGATGGTTCATATACCGCAGAGTGGGATAAAAAAGACCCTGAGTGGTCGTGGATGAATAGTTTGACAGCAAAGGAAGTGCAAGGTATAATTGAAAAAGCAATACAACTTGATAAATAGTATTGTACGGAGAACTCATAACTATGTCAGAAATTAAACACGATTTAGACCACGAAGTTTATCTTGACCCCAAAGATGAAAAAGAACATATCAATCATGGTATGTTAGAGTACAAGAAATCTGAGTTGGAAGAAGTCCACGCAGATTATGAATATGCACACAAAGATGATGTGGTTATTCCAAATGAAGGAAAGATAAATGATTGGCACACTCGTCACGAGGACAAACATTTAGAAATCTATTGCGACAACCACCCCGATGCACTTGAATGTCGAGTATATGACGATTAAATAACTGTCACACCCTCTTGCACAGAGGGTTTTTTATTGCTATAATAAGTACAGGGAAACAAAACAGGCAAGGATCTATGGTTGTCTTTGTTCAGCAGAGAAATTACGTCCTGTAAGTCCGAGTTTTTGTTTCTCGCACCCAATATACAACCACCACAGTATTATGTCAAGACTATCAACTGGACAAATGAAAGAAGAAACCAAAGAACTTCTTGAAAATGTTATAGATGAAGACCTAGCATCAGAGTTCCTTAAAGAGTATGATGAAGACCAATTTCTTGAATACTATGAACAGTATGAAACATTGGTAAGTGATTATGGTCAAGGATTGGTGGATGAGTACATAGAATGTTATTTCTTGGATGCCATCGAACATTTTGAAGATATGTATCAAGGTCAATATAATTCTGGTGGAGATTTTGCCGAGCAAATTGCATCAGATTGTGGATATATTTCAAGAGATATGCCGAGTTGGATTGAGATTGATTGGCAAAAGACTTGGGATAATGCACTATCTTATGATTACACAGAAATTGGTAGTGGTTACATATTTAATGACAATTATTAAACTGGCACACACACCCCTTACATTTTGTGTCAGGGGTACTATAATATAAACATACACCACAAACACTATGGAAAAAGTAATCGGAGAATCAGTAAAGCAAACAAACAGAACTTTCGTCAAATCTTATACAGAAGATTATTGTGATGCTATTACAGAGAACTACAAACAAGATCATAAGAGAAGTATGGAGAGAATGGCAGCAAGTGACCCTAATAGTAGTTACCCATCAGATGAATTAAAACGTATAGAAAATGGTACAGCAAACTTGATGAAGTTTGAGATAAGAGAAGGTAAGAAGTACTACAAGATAGTTCAAGTTGAGTTTGACACATTTCAAAATAGAAATGAGTATAGGGATAGTTCAGTTCATTCATTTGTTGACAAAAATACAGGGGATGTATTTAAACCTGCATCTTGGAAAGCACCTGCAAAACACGTTAGATTTACTTTTCAAAAACCAGAGGATATTCGGTTTTTACTTGAACCCAGAAATGTAGGATGGGCAGGTGGGTATTTGTATATGAGATAGATAATATACCCGATATGAAAAAATTAATGCTATACACTACAGGGGAATGGAAAGTTGACCCGAATAAGGACATAACTTTCCCCCTAGTCCGTTGGTTGTTCAAACTGTTTCCCATATTAGATGATTCTGAAATAGAAATTAATCAAGTTGACTTAGGGGATGAGTTTGCATTTGGTTTTTGTCAACAAGATGATGGAGAGTTTTTAATTCATGTTCATAATCGTATGGATTTAACAGAATATGTAAAAACCTTGATACATGAAATTACCCACGTTAGACAGACACTTGATGGTATCACAGACTCAAATGCCAGAGAGAATGAAGCATACCATTTAGAAGAGACACTTAGCAAGGAGTTTTGGGACAGTTATATTAGTGGCACACAGTAGGTAGATTTGTAGTTTATATCTGTTATAATAAGTATATCAAACAAAGGACACCACCAC